GAGCCACTTGGCTGATGCCACTGGCAGTTAGTGGAAAATGAGTTGCTTCGACTCTGAAGACCCCGTCGGCACCTTCTGTTACGGAGTCTACTTGATAGAAAATCGATGTTGATTCACCAGTGAAGAATGAAGATGCATAGTCCCAGTTCACTCGCACGATATCGGTAGGTGCAAGGTCTCCAACAAGCGCTGTTGTTTGGAAAGAAACTGCATGGGTTACATGTTTGCGCGTTGCGAGTATATATTTGCCGATCAAAGAAGCGTGGCTTTCCGTCGTGCAGAATTCTTCCATGTCATACTGTTCAAACGGCCCATCAACGGCAGTGCCAGCATACCTAACTTCATTTGTTTTTGGTGAGCCGTAAATGGTGTCGCTTTGGGAGCGCCAAGTCATTAGGGCGCAAAATGGCTTCCGTTGATTGATATCAAAATACTCTTTTTGATAGCTGTCTGCGACAATATTGGCATCATCAAAAACAAAACTTGGTGTGATTTCAGCTAAGCTAATGTTGTAGGCACCATCTATTGGCAAAACGGGTCGCAAGGCGAATTTGCCGTTGATCTGTACGAAACGCAGCAGAAACATCGGTGCCACTCGTGTCAGGTAATCCCGCAGATTCACGCTGTTGGCCAGGACCCCATTGAAATAGAGCTGATACTTGTTGTTGAAATTGTGCGCCAGCTGAAGTGACGGCAAATCGATCAGATTCGCTGAAATTCTGCTCGCGTTATTTAGCAGATAATAAACGAGATCCGGGAAACTGCTACTACTACCAGTGCCCCCTTGAACCTTGCTGACTTGAATGCCATTCCTAACGAAGCATCTGATTTGCTGTTTATAAATGCCTGTTTCAGCATCAACAGCATATCTCCCTTTGACAGCCAGAGTGCTCAGTCCTGCAAAAGATCCACCTGAACCAGCGAACAGTGGCAAGTTGGTAACCGCACCAGGAATCTCTGGCGTGACGACAGTTGTTGTTACTTGGTACCGATAGACCAAGCTTGTGAATTCGAGATAAGCAGGATTCGGCCAAGTAAAAATTGAATTGACAGTCAGAATCAGCCTTACGGGCGCATCAAATGTGAAGGACCCAGACCAGTTACTTGACTCGGTACCATTGGAGCTTGCGACTTGCACGCCATCTGCGGTCACCACATAGTTGTGGTTATAGTTAAGACCTGCACCTGGAACTGCGACGATTCTTGTACCTGCAAAACTAAACGATCTACAGCCCTCAACAGTAATTGAAAAGGGTTTGCCGGTAAAACTGAAATTTACATTGGTTTCTGAGTAATTGAACGTCTCAGTCGTTGTCGTCTCAGATGCCGGCGTGTCTGGTCCAACCGATGACAAAGTATAGTTGTAGTCAGTGGTGGGTATAGATCCATAGGCATTGGTGACTCCAAATTCCGAGAGCGTGTTGACCCGGATAGGACCTTTCCATACATCTTCTGCAGCAATGCTGCCAATCAGACCATCACTGATGACTAGCCCAAACGCAAAGTAATCACCCGTGTTTGCATTCTCCTCCACTCCGTAACGTGCTGCAGGTGGTGTGACCCAGGCACCACCAGTAGCGTCAGACTGTAAACAAAAAACTAATGGCACTGAATTGCCAGTCGCAATGACTCGTTGCTGAGCAGTGGCGTTCTGATCTACCGTTAAGAGCGCAGCAAGCTCATCTTTGCGCAGATTGGTCGTGATTGGAGCCGATGCGCTTTGAGGTGCAACATAGTTCGGGTTCAGGTTCATATCTTTGGCGGGTCTCCAATCAGCGTAGATGTGAATTTACGCGGCGGTGCTTGTGCCTCTACCGGATTTAGGCTTGAGCCTATCCGAATTGAAACTGATGCCTCATCCTGAGTGGCATTGATCAATTCGCCGATAAAAGAGGCAAACAGAGTCTTGGCAGTGGGCGGTGTTCCGTTTGCGGTCGGTGTGAAATAGTAGTATGCAAGTTCAACTAAATAAGCATTAGCCAGACCAGCTTCTATAAGAGCCAAGATTTCAGCACTCGCTGCGAATGAAACGGACAAACTCTGCTGACCTCCAGCCGCATTGGACACAATCGCTGCAGGATCGAATGGGTAGAAGGAATGCAGATCGACTGTCTGTGCGGGCCAAAAATTCTGGTATCTGGCAACGACTGTGCTGAAATCAGCCTGTCTGAATGTTATGAAACTGGCGATGCCTAGTGTCATCGTGCAACTCCAATCGATCTACGAACAGTCGGATTGGTCTGCAATTGACTTAGAGCTAACTCGGCTCCCAGCTTGGCGGCAGAAGATGTTGCTTGCTGTAAGTCATTTACGGTCACATAGTTCTGACCATCCATCTGCATCACAGGACCAGTGCTGATGCTGACCTGTGGATTGATGCTCCTGTTTTGCTGCGTCATTGCAGAATCCAGGCTCATTGAGCTGGGCTGCAACCGGAGAGATAGCGGACCAACCGGACCGGGCACGTATTTGTTCCAAGCCTCAACAGCCCGCCTGTTCGCTTCGGCGGCGACTGCTTGGTTATATTCTTCTGCTCTCTGCATGAAGCGATCCATCATTTCGCGTGAGGCATTCTCAGCCTGCTTGATTCCCATATTCAACATCTCTTGCTGAAGTTTGTTAAACGCTTCGGCATATTCGGCCATAAAAGCACGATTCCGACCGGCTTCGCCGAATTGAGCACCAGGTTCACCACGATTGCCAGTTACGCCTTGCGTCATGCGCAGAATGCTGCCTGCAGCTGCTTCGGCAGAACTGGCAACCGACTGCATATTCTTGGCAAAAGTGGCAGATGATCCAGCCGCACGATCAGTCGATGCTGCGACCATCCGCTGAGATTGATCTACACGATCGGTTGATGCTGAAATCATTCGTTGAGAGCGTTCGGTCTCGGCAGTGTCAAGCTTGCCTTGCAATACAGCGCGTGCTGCTCGTTCCTGTTGAGTGGCAACTTCAGCAACAGTCCCTGCTTGGATCTGGGCAATATTTGCTGCTTCCCGAATCGCATTCAATGCTTTGTAATGCTCTTCATTGACTTTGCCCTGTGCCGCTGCCAGATAGATAATTGACTCAACTTCCTTGACCTTTTGCTCATAGGTCGCGACAGCCAATTGTGCTCGCTCAACTTCTGCATCGATATTGGCCTTCGTTGCTTGATATTCGAGAACGGCCTGTTGTTTTGTGAGCTTATAAATTTCTTCGATCAGTCTGAATCGTTCTGAAATTGATTTGGTGTTCTCAAGCTGTTGATTTTTTTGCTCTATCAGAACTTGATTAATACTGAGTTCGGCTTCGTAGTAAGCAGCCGCAATGCTACTACGTTGCTCTGACGCGGCTGTTGCGATTTTGCTCGATGTATCAATAGCTTTGATTGATTCCTGAATTGCCTTCGTAACTTCTTTCTGTTCTTCTTTCAGTTCTTTGGCTTTCTCTTTGGCGTTTTCAATCTCTGGTGGCAAGCTGGAATAATTCTTTACGGTCTCCGCTGTAGCATCTGAAGCTTTGTTTTGCTCTTCTTTGAATTTGCCAACTTGATCATTGGTCAAGCCGAGATGCCCAGCCAATCTACCAACTTGCTCAGCGATGAATTGAAAAACTGGATTCTGTGATAGTGCCTTAAATCCATCGATGACGAATGACAAAACATTCGAGAAGTTGCTGATAACTCCGACTGCGATCTCAAATCCTCCAATTAAGATACTCTGGATAGCAACACGGATCGCATCAAAATTAATATCTTCAAATGCAGCTTTTAGTGAAGTGATAACAGGCTGCAGTGCTTCCTGCACCTTTGGGAACACCACATTACCCAGATAGCCATACCAGTCGGCCATCATCTGCCCTACTTTTGCCAAGCCTTCGGCACCGGCTACTACGACAGGTGCAAAGACCTGTCCAAGTACATTCAGTAGTTCATCAGTTACCTGACGCAGATTGTTAAATGTCTGCTGTTGGGCAGTCAGTTTGTCATTGAGATTGTCTGAGGCACCCGCTGCGCCAGATAATGCTTCATATAGGACTTGACTGGTGATCTGGCCATCCTGCGCCATTTGGGTGAGTTCACCTCGGCTGCGCCCGGTCGTTTGTGCAATGGCGTCGAGTAACTGTGGCATTCGTTCTGCCACAATCACGAATTCATCACCGTTTAGTTTTCCTTTGCCGAGTGCCTGGCTGAGCTGAAAGAATGCACCTGCGGCTTCTTCACCAGCGAGACCAGACTGAAGCGCAATGGCATTGAAGCCCTGGTAAATCTGCCCGGTTTCTTGCAAGCCAAAGCCAACACCTTTTAAGCGGCCATAAACATCAGCCAACGCTGTGCTGGCTTCGGTTTGAGTGATACCAAATTTTGCAGCGCTCTGCGAGGCAAGCGCCATCGCTGCATCAAACTCGCCAGCACTATCTGTCAGATTGCGCAGTCTCTGCTCAGCTGCACCACGCTCGAACGCGACACTCAGCCCCTTCTGCACAGTGGCTAATGCAGCAGAAATGGTCAGCATGGGACCCAGAGCCGCAGTCAGTGCTGCGCCTAGCCCCTTGGCACCGACAGCGGCTTGTGATAAACCGCCTTGGACGTCCTGTGATGCTGTCTTGACGCGATTGAGCTGTTGAATCGCGTTGGCGGCGTCGACGTTAATCGCAACATTTGCTACGACTGACATGACCCGCCTCTTACTTAGCCCATTCTACGGCGACTTGCTTTTTTGTTGGCTTCCTCAAGCTCTTGATGCTCCACCTGATACATCAATCCCCAGAGCTGCAATTCCTCAAAAGTCATTCGCTCTGAGAGCTCAAACAATGTATAACCCAGATCTCTGGCAAGACGCATCATCAGTCGAAGCAAATGATCGTCTTTTACCAGCTTGATTAGTTTTTTGCGTCTACGTCCTTCTCGCTTTCGTCAAATTGATCTGTAAGAACCGCGAGCATCAGACTCTGCAGATCTGAATCTCGAACTTCGTTTTTAAGCTCGGCAATTTCACCTGCACGGAAAAGTGGTCGTCCGTTTTCATCAAGAGCCTTGCTCACCAATAGCTGGAGCGCAAACGCAGTTGCCTCATCGGAGCCTGCTTCTTTCTGCGCCCGTTCCCGCTCTGCCATGGTGAGCGGACGGCAATAGAACTCAAACACGTCACCATCGCTGAGCTCTACTTTCTTTTTGACAGGTGTTAGATTGGCTGCTTTTTTCAGCCGATCAAGAGCTCGCATGGTCGGATTGGCCTGAACCATAATTACCGATCAGATCATTCCACTATAAACATAGAAAAGCCCCGGACGCAATGCCGGGGCACCGAACCACCAACGAGGTGATTCAAGCAGTGGTCAGGAAATCGAAGGAGGGCGTGTCAGAGGGTCTAAACGTAATTTCCACCATCTGCGCATCGTCTGGGTTGATGTTCAGACTGGCAGTTAGCAGCACAGCATCCATTGAGATACTACGGCTAAGTGCCTCTGAGGATTGCTTGTCAGTGTAAAGCTTGAAGGCACAGCCAACCTGTTGGCGTTGTACCACATCCTCAACCATGCGATTTGAGAGTGCTACGTCTTCGTTGGTTACAAAGACACTGGCAGTGCCGCTGCCGTCTGCGAATCCAGGAATATATGCCCTGAACGGAGCATATTGACCAACAGTCTGACCGATAGTGGTCACATCGATCTCGGCACGGCTGATCTCGAACGACCAGCTTTGCACCTGACCCACTGCTGCGAAATCTGCATAGTAGACCTCGAATTCATTCGGGGTCACAGCGGTGCCATCGTCTGAGATGTTAACTGCGAGTCCGCCTGCTGAAGTGGAAACCTGCAGGGCACCAGTCGTTGCAGAATATGAGAGGACGTAATAGGTGGTGTTGGCGTCAATTGGCGTTGGCAGAGTGCCAGAGCCTGCGCCGCCAGTTTGATTATTGATCAAACGGAATTTGACAGGATCACCGGCTTTGAGATTCAAGTATGACTCAACAGTGATCACGTCTGTGCCGACGTTGACATCTGTTTCACCGAAAGTTCCGGTGGTGCCAGCGGGTTTGTAGTAAAGGGCGCCGGACGTACCGGACAAAACAGTAACAGCCATGTTGT